TTCAAACCATTAATGGATGGTATCGAAGATACCAATCTATGGTCTATAGGAAGTATGTACTACGCGACTAACGTCGGGAAGATTGGTATTATCCAAGAACCCGGTTTGAAGTTAAGAGCAGTAGCAAACCCTGCTAGGGTTTACCAGGCAGCGTTGAAACCTCTCGGTGATGATTTATACCGGAAGTTGGCAATGTTACCTTGGGACTGTACTCATAACCAGTCTCGTCCTTTCACTATACTCCAAGAAAACTTAAGGAACAGGAAGACCATCCATGCAATAGATTTATCTAATGCAACAGATAGATTCCCCTTGCTTTTGCAAGAGTCCCTTTTGAATTCACTCTATCATCGTAAAGATGCTATCAATTTGTTTCTTGATTTATCAAGATCCAGATGGATATGTCCGATCTCTGATCGACCCATATCTTGGAAAACAGGACAACCCTTAGGGTTGTACCCTTCCTTTGCATCCTTTGCACTGTGTCATGGCATCATGTTATATGTCTTGAACGGTCGCAAACATAATGATGACTTCTTCGTCTTAGGCGATGATGTTGTTATTTTGGATGATGGTCTGAACGATGCTTATAGACGATTTCTATCGTCTATGGATATACCTTTCTCTGAGAGTAAGACTATCTCTTCTAATTCTTTAACAGAATTTGGAGGAAAGTTGATAATTCCAGAAGCGGTTATACCCCAATTAAAGTGGCGTCACGTAAGTGATGACTCTTTTCTTGATTTAGCATCTAACTTTGGAGAACCTTTCAGAAAATTAATGAGATCACGTCAAAAAAAGATATTTGACATGGTTAAGATTATACCTGAATTCTTAGGAGGTTGTGGTTTTAACCCAACCGGTATTCCTTTAGAACAAAGAATTGATCTTTACAACTCTCTTCAATCTACTGAAAATAAACAATCTTATATGATGAGCTATAACAGGCGTTTACAGCATATTAACTATGGTGTATTACCCACTGATGACAACTCTTGGATTTATTCAAGAAGTGTCACAGAC